GTCAAATCCGACACAAACCTCTTCTGGCCTTTCCGGAGATTATGGTGGTATTGATTCCATCAATCATCCATACCCTTACGTCACGGGTGGTGGCTTTCGCTCCACCCGTGCGACGTCACGTGACTGGTTCCTCAATGGTGACAACGCTCCTGGCTGGGCCTTTAATCGTCATTTTGACAATTATAGGTGGGCCACGACCGCGCATCCTGGGGTTCCCGGTCCTTCAGGTTTGTCAACTGCTGATCTGCTTGCTAGGAGTAATCCTAGCCGGCCGATCGTAGATGTGCCTATCTTCCTTTACGAGCTTCGGGAACTTCCCGACCTGTTTAGGTTGAAAGGTAACACTGTTGCTAAGAAAGTTGCTTCCGGTAACTTAAGTTACCAATTCGGTTGGAAGCCGCTTTTGAATGATTTAGGAAATCTCCTAGGCATTCAAGCTTCAGTGAACAAACGTGTTGCCGAACTGTCTAATCTTTATCAGACAGGCGGACGTTCCGTGAAAGCTGATGTCGGTACGACTACGTTGCCAGGTAATGAATCACTCTTCGGGTTTCCACCCGGTGGAGGGATTGCATACGTTACGCATCGGGGTTCGTGCCGATCGTGGATTTCTGTATCGTGGGTTCCTGTTTTTGACCCACGAGGTGAGATCCCAGATCTAAATGAGATTCGAGTACGCGCCTTTAAAGCCGTGTTCGGTCTCACTGTTGATCCATCAACGGTATGGAATGCCTTGCCTTGGAGCTGGTTAGTCGACTGGTTTTCTAATCTTGGCAGTGTCTTATCTGCTAGACGGAATCTGGTCGGCTTTGTTCCAGGACAATGCTATGCTATGACGACGACTCAGAAAGAATCCACCTATCGATTCGAAGGTGTATCCGACCTGACCCACACTCCGGCGTACTTTAGTGAAATCACTAAAGAACGTTCGGGTACGGCGCCGTTTAGCATCACAGCCAATGTGCCTTTCCTCAGTGGAAGGCAGCTTGGTATTCTTGCATCTCTCGCAATCACGCGGGGATGAGTCACCTACACAGGAGCGTCGTGATGACGCCCCATGGAACGCCGCGAGGCGCCCCGAAAGGAAACCCATGCTCACGGATCCGCAGACTCTTACGGTTAACTCGATTGCCAAGTCTATGGCTCGTATTAACCAAGACAACAACAGTGCCGTTTACCGGCTCCGTTCCTCGACCGACGAACTTGTTCTCTCTATCAAGCATTCCGACGGCAAAATTGTCGGAGGACAGTTTGGAGAGGGACATGTGGTTAAGGTAGAGTATCTGGTCTTCGCGACCAGTACTACGCCTCAGCTTCGCTTGGCGACCTGGTTGGTCATCCAGAACCCGGACGCGATGGACTTGACTGTTGTCAAGAATCACGTTCTGGCTCTGTGTGCCTTTGCCACAAGTGCCAATATCGACAAGTTCCTGAACGGTGAGAGCTAAGCTCTCTTCAGGTCCTAGTTGATAGGTCAGTGTTGTCGCTCACTTGCGTGAGCAGAGTCGCTAAATCGCAGGATCCACCTCAAGCCTATAGGAGATACAGTTATGACTGCAGTTCCTGTGGGGCATGAGTTCCTCGTGGGAGCGTACAAGGCCCTTTATAGGGACATTGTACGTTGGATTCCTGAAGCGAATCGCAAGTCTCTTGAGTGGGATCAAATCCAACTTGAGCGCCTTGTTTTGGACAGAGGTCAACGGTACTTTACCATTGATCTCCCTGAGTTTGGGAAAGTTTTCGAACAATCCCTTGCTTCAGGCTCACTCCTCAGTCAGTCAATACCTGGCTTTCACAAGCTAGTGACTAGTCGAGGAAACGACGCGAGACCCAGACTCTTCTGGGCGCTCATGTCGAGAGTGTTCAAATATGACGGTACTCTACGAGGTCAGCCGTGTACCCTATCAATCGGATTGATAAGACAGCTATGCTATCTCTTCAAAAAGTTGAAAGGGGAGTGCAGTGACCATTTCAAGTTCGCTGCTATTTCTGATCTCTACGCTGTCGAAGAGCATCTTCCGGAGCCTACCCTTGATTGGGAGGATCCTATTGGTGCTCTTGATTGGTTATCTCACCATAGTTTCGCCGATGGCACAGCCTGTGCTCGCGCACTTGCTGACGTCGACGGGGCATGTGGTGATATCACCAAGTGTGGAACAAGCTTTGGGCTTCACCTCCAACGAGTCTTCGACGTCGTCGGATGTGAATTCCCGTTCCTTGAAACGCACCAGATAAGAGGACGTCATGGACCAGGAGCTGTTTCAGATGGTTCCAGGAATGGAAGCAAGTATTCCTTTCCTGTTTGGCCTGCTAAGCTTCAGTCTCTGTTTCCTTACGATCAGCACGCTTCTACTAACCACATGGTGGATGGTAGCGCGCCTGAGGATGGGATCACAGCATCGAAGCTTATCTGCGTACCGAAGACGCATAAGGGACCGAGGCTTATTGCATCGGAACCCATTGCTAATCAATGGATACAGCAGGGACTTAAGGACTTTCTGGTCGAGGGCTTTGACCGATCCTATATCGGGTCGGCTATCGCTATATCCGATCAGACGCAAAACCAACAGATGGCGCGTATAGCGTCATTTGGTGGCTCTGCTACTATAGACCTTAGTGCCGCAAGTGACCGTCTGACATGCTACGTTGTTGAAAGGGCGTTCAGGAAACGACCTGATATCCTTTCAGCAATGATGGCATGTAGAACCCCGTTGCTTTCGAATGCTATCGATAAGAAGCATCCGAAACTTCTTAAACTTAAGAAGTTTGCAATGATGGGTTCGGCTCTGACCTTCCCAGTGCAGTCTTTTGTTTTCTTTGGTATGTCCGTCGCCTCGATCCTATGGGTTCGAGGTATGCAGGTAACCATCGAGAACATTAAACTGATACTGTCGGAGGTTACGGTCTATGGGGACGATATCATCGTTCCCGTCGATTCGGTTCAGGTACTAGTGCAGTCATTGACTGCGCTAGCCCTCAAAGTCAACAGTGGCAAGAGTTTCTGGACTGGTAAGTTCAGAGAATCTTGCGGGACTGACTGGTATGACGGGGAGTGCGTAACCCCCTGTTACATCAGGTCCGACTTTGACCCTGCCCACCCTAGCTCCCTAAGTACGGTCGTGGAGACCTCCAACAACTTTTATCAAAAAGGTTTGTGGGAAGTCTCCGAGTACCTGACTTGTAGGATCCCCTATCGCATGCGACTTAAGCTTGCGATTGAGGATGGGAGTGTAGCCATCAAAGGCCTTTTCAGCTTTATGGGCGTCCAACTCGACCACTTAAGAAAGCGGTTTAATAAGACGCTGTTTCGCTGGGAGTATAAAGTTGTCAACATGGTTGCGCAACTTGATGCTCCTAGGCCTGATGGGATCGACCGTTTACGCCAGTACTTTACTGAGACGCCGGATCCTACTGTGAAGTGGGATCCGCGTGTCAACGGAAGATCGGTCCCTGTTCTCAGGGAGAGGTACGCACCACTGTATAGTGGTGTATAGGAG